TGAGATGGCATTCTCAATCGATAAGGTTACTGTAACTGCTCGTAGCCGTGCGCTAAAGGCAGAGTACACAATGGAACTCGCTCAGGACCTTAAGGCAGTTCACGGCCTTGATGCTGAGACAGAGCTTGCAAACATCCTCTCAACAGAAATCCTTGCTGAAATCAACAGAGAAGTTGTTCGTACAATCTATCGTTCAGCCACACTCGGCGCTGCATACGGTGTAACAACTGCTGGTACATTCGACCTTGACACAGACTCAAACGGCCGTTGGTCAGTTGAAAAGTTCAAGGGTCTTGTATTCCAGATTGAGCGTGAAGCTAACGCTATCGCTCGTGCAACCCGTCGTGGTAAGGGTAACATCATCATCGTATCATCAGACGTAGCTTCTGCTCTTGCGATGGCTGGTGTTCTCGACTATACACCTGCACTTCAGGCTAACCTAAACGTTGACGACACAGGTAACACATTCGCTGGTACTCTTCATGGTCGTATCAAGGTTTACATCGATCCATACTTCGGTGGTTCTTCAAACGGCGACGAACTCTGCACCGTCGGCTATAAGGGTACTTCTCCTTATGACGCTGGTCTGTTCTACTGCCCATACGTTCCTCTTCAGATGGTTCGTGCTATCGGCCAGGATACATTCCAGCCAAAGATTGGATTTAAGACACGCTACGGCATGGTTGCAAATCCATTCGCTACAACACGCGGTGATGGTACAGTTGGTGAGCGCAATACTGCTGCTGATGCCAACATCTACTATCGCATCTTCCGCGTTCGCAACCTTACCTAATAAAAAGAATAAGTTGCTTAACAGACTGAGCGGGGAGAAATCCCCGCTCTTTTTGTTTATATAAATAACTATATGGTACTAATACTAAAAAGAAAAGAGTTGGTGCTTGTCGGTGTAAGATATTATGTACCTGACTACACCAACATATTAAACGAGTTTTACTGGCAAACTGAGGATATTATTCCTAATATACCTCGTGTGCATGAGTTTTTAGAATATTGGCGAAAGAACATTGAAGCCACTATTAAAGAAGTTGAAGTTAGCAACACTACAAATCACAGATATACCAATGCATATTTCTATAAGGTATTAAATTAATGTCGATTGAAAGCATCATTTCTAAAGTACCTGAGAATTCAAACATACTTCAACCTACGAAGTATACTTTCATTATTCCAGAGTTACCTTTTGCCAGATATTTTTGTCAGACAGTCAGTTTGCCTGGTGTCTCTACTTCCGCTGTTACAGTTGAAAATCCATTTTCTGCAACATATAGACATGGTGATAAACTGATATATGAGGCATTTTCAATCAACGCAATAGTGGACGAAGACTTAAAAGTTTGGGAAGAAACATATAACTGGATCACCTCATTGACAATGCCAACATCTTTCGCAGATTATGGAAGAAGAAATGGTATAAAATATGAGAGATATTATGATGGTATATTGACGATCAATACAAATGCAAACGTTCCTAACATAAGAATCAAATTCAAATCGTGTCATCCTACCTCAATTGGTTCTGTTCAGTTCAATACCGCAGAAAATGCAGAAACCATACCTACCGCAGATATAGCGTTTCGCTACGATCAGTTTGAAATCATTAGACTTTAAACTTGCCATTACTCTATAACTATGTTATAGTTTAATTCTTTTGTTATGAGGATTTCCTTATGAAGCCACCTGTAAATATTGATAGTCTCATGGAAGAATGGTCGACAGATTCGAAAATTAACGAAACCGAACCTGGTCGAGAACTCACCAAGATATCTTCACTTCATGCAAAATATCTTCGCATAATGACTCACCATAATCTTATATGTAAGAAACTTATGGGCGACTATGCAAAACTCAAAAAAGTAAAGTGGGAATATTATTCAGGTGATCTGAACAATCCCGATGATCTTAAAGAGTATGGATTTGAACCTATGATGAAGAAGCCGCTTCGTCAAGATATACCAATGTATATCGATTCAGATACCGATCTAAATAACATACTCATGAAGAAGACAGTTCATCAAGAAATTGTAGATTTCTGCGGCTCTGTTTTGAAGGAAATCAATAACAGGACATTTCAATTAAATGGTGTAATAAAATGGGAAATGTTTACAAGTGGTGGATAAAGTTATTATAACAAACAAAGATGAGGTATATGTTCACATCCTTTGCGATGAAGATATAGCATATGAAATCAGAGAACATTTTACTTTTCATGTTCCTGGCTATCAATTTACACCACAATATCGCTCTCGTCTTTGGGATGGTAAGATAAGACTTTTCGATCTAAGAACAAGACTTATCTATAGAGGATTAGTACAGTATGTTGTTAAGTTCTGTGAGGATCGTGAATACTCATGGTCATATGATAACGAAATATACGATCAAGAGTTTTCGTTGAAAGAAGCACAAGACTTTATCAGTACTCTAAATATACCTATAGAACCAAGAGATTATCAGTTAGATGCTTTTGTTCATGCGATAAGAAATAGACGTTCACTTCTATTATCACCAACGGCATCTGGTAAATCTCTTATAATTTATCTTATTACACGGTATGTAAATGTTCGTAAGTCTCTTATTATTGTGCCAACTATTTCTTTGGTTACTCAACTTGCTTCTGATTTTGCCGATTATGGTTTTGAATCTGATCGGTACATTCATAGAATCTTTGCAGGGCAAGATAAACAAACAGATAAACCAATCACCATCTCAACCTGGCAATCGCTATATAAACTTCCTAAAGAGTATTTCAAACAGTTTGAACTGGTCATAGGCGACGAAGCACATCTCTTCAAGTCGAAAGAGATTTCGTCTTTAATGTCAAATCTTGTTAATGCCAAATATCGTATCGGTACAACTGGTACACTAGATGGAACTAAGACACACAAACTTGTTCTTGAAGGATTATTTGGTACAGTTCGTAAAGTTACGACTACAAAAGATTTGATGGAACAAGGTCATGTTGCAGACTTTAACATCAAGTGTATGTTACTCAAGCATCCTGACGCTGTATGTCAAGCCTTAAAGGCCGCAACATATCAGCAAGAGATTGAATATCTCATATTGAATGAGAGTAGAAACAAGTTTATTTCTAATCTTGCCCTATCGTTAAAAGGTAATACTCTCGTTCTTTATCAGTATGTCGATAAGCATGGTAAGATACTCCATGATATGATAAATAGAAAGATTGGTGACAGAAAGTGTTTCTTTGTCTATGGCAAAACAGAAGGTGAAGTTCGTGAAGAAATTCGCCATATTGTGGAGAAAGAAAATGACGCTATTATTATTGCTTCTTATGGCACCTTTAGCACCGGTATCAACATTCGTAATCTGCACAACATTATCTTCGCATCCCCATCTAAGTCAAGAGTTAGAAACCTACAGAGTATTGGTAGAGGTCTACGCAAATCAGACACAAAAGATTCAGCAACCCTTTACGACATTGCCGATGATCTCAGATATCGAAAGCGAGAGAACTTTACGCTTAAACACTTTGCCGAACGAATAAAGATATATTCTGAAGAAAAGTTTGAATTTAAAATTTATAAAATAGAGTTAAAAATATGAAGTTAGAAAACTCGGTACAATTTATCAGACTTACCACAGGTGAAGACCTTATCTCTGAAGTGACAGAGATTCAAAAGGATGACTTCACATATTATGTCTTAAACAACCCGATGAAAATTGTTTATATGACGGGAAGAAAGCCTGGTATATTGTCGATTTCTCTAATGCAGTGGGTATTTTGGAGAATAACAGACGATCAAGAATTTTATCTATCTCCTAAAGATATTCTCACCATATGTAATACATCATCTTCAATGGAAGAATACTATTGGTCTTCTGTTGAGCATGTTGAATCTTTCAAAGAAGATGTTGAAATGAAAAGTGAAGATGTATATGATGAAGCGGAAGATTTAACAGAATCTCTGGAATCGATTCTTGAGGCTATCAATAACTCTACAGATAAGAGGAAACTTCACTAATGTCAAAAGATGATATTGTTGAATTGGATAATGAGGAAGATTTTGGTTTCACTTTTGTTGGTGAAGATGAAATATCTCAACAAAGTGAAGTAGAAGACCTTCGTAGAAGGATTGTAGAGTTAAAGAAGATGTTCTTACCTCTATTACAAAACCTTAATAAGAATCCTGAGAAAGATATGATCAAGTGGCCTAACAGAAAAGACCTGCTTGATAAGCAAATCAAGAAACTCAAAGAACTTACCAACATCTAACCAAATATTCATATCATGGCGGACATAGCCTTTATACACGTTTGTCAACCCCCTGTCAAGAGGTATTTTGATGCAGAAGAAAACAAAAGTACATTATGTGGATAATAAGAAGTTTTTCGAAGAGATTGTTAAGTATAAGGCACTAGTCAAGGAAGCACAGGAAAAAGGCATTCAAGAACCTAGAATACCCGAATACATAGGCGAATGCATCTATAAGATAGCCGAAAAACTCTCCACTAAACCATGCTTCATCAACTATTCTTACAGGGATGAAATGATATCTGATGGATACCTAAACTGTATACAATACTTTAAAGATTATAATCCTGATATAAGTCAAAATCCATTTGCCTACTTTACACAGGTCATATATTATGCGTTTCTTCGTCGTATAAGCAGCGAAGAAAAAAATAGGTATATAATCTATAAAAACTTCCAAGAGACTATAGTTAGTAACTATGGTTCTGATTTACTATTGGATACCGACGATAATCACTTGCTTCCTACCACAATGTATGATAATATAAACGACTTTATGAGTAGATTTGAAAAAAAGGAAGCCGCTAAGAAAGAAAAGCGAAAGCAAGTCAAAGAAGGTCTTGCTGTATTCTATGAGGAAAAGACAGATGAAGGATGAGTCACATAACATTCCATTTCAAGTGCAGAACTTGATTGATAGTATGATGAATAAGCAAGAGAAGTCACATATACGTGATAATTACCGTATGCGTCTCGAATCAATTCGCGATAGCATCGATTCTTCTCTCAAGAAGTATAAGAATGAAGACGCTATGTTTCCTGTGAGAAAGAAGAGAGCGTAATTTGACTAAAATAATATTGATCACAGACACACATTGGGGAATCAGAAACGATTCTCCGGTGTTCTATGACTATTTCCAACGTTCATTGGAAGAGTTCTTTCGTGTCATTGATGAACAGAACATCAAGCATTGCATTCATCTTGGTGATTTGTTTGATCGTAGAAAGTATCTCAACTTCATGACAGCCAAGCGTTGTCGCGAAGACTTCCTTGAGCAACTAGAAAAGCGTGGTGTTGAGACACACATCATCGCTGGTAATCATGATGAATACTTCAAGAATACTCATGTCGTCAACGCTCTCGACGAAATTGTAACTAGGCGTTTCGACCATATTCATACCTATTCAACACCTGAACTCATTACCATAGACGGTTGTGACATACAACTGCTGCCGTGGATATGTGAGTCAAATAACGGAGAATCGCTTGAGGCGATCAAAACATCAAAAGCAGAAATCCTTATGGGGCATCTCGAACTCAATGGCTTCGAAATGTTCAGAGGCACCGTATCCGATCATGGCATGTCTAGCGATATCTTTGGTCGCTATGATTACGTTTTCACTGGACACTAC